CGGCTTCAACAAAAGGACGCAAAACTGTCAAGCTCACACCTTCACAGGTAGCAATTGCTAAAAGATTAGGTGTGCCACTAGAAGAATATGCGAAACAATTAAATATCACGGAAGGAGTATAGGCATATGGAAAACGAAAAAATAAGAACTTCTCGTGCGAGTCAAACAAGAGTTAAACAAGAACTTAAAAAAGTTTGGACTCCACCCAACTCGCTTGATGCACCCCCAGCGCCAACTGGATACAGACATCAGTGGTTAAGAGCCGAGATACTCGGCCAACAAGACACTAAAAATATAGCGTCTTCGTTGAGAGAAGGATTTGAATTAGTGAGAGCTGATGAATATCCTGAACAAACTTGGCCAACAATGACTGAAGGCAGATACGCTGGAATAATCGGGCAAGGAGGCCTTGTGCTGGCAAGGATAGCCGAAGAGATTGCGCTTCAAATCGATGAGTATTATAAAAAACAAAACGAAGCGAGAGAAGAAGCAGTAGAGACCAATCTTATGAAGGAACAGCATCCAAGTATGAGGACTATGGAAAATAATTCTCGTACTCGTGTAACCTTCGG